AAAGGATAATGAGAAAATATTATAAACAAAAAGCAATTTTTTTAATTGGTTTAAAATCCTCTTGACAAATTATTTATAATTTATTATAGTCATTTTATAAAAATTAAATTAAATTAAAATATGGTAAATTTTGATTATCAAAAAGAAATTTTTAAAAAATTAACCTCAGATATTGAAAAATATAAATTTTTAGAAAAACTTCGAGATATCCTTCGGAATGTTCAAAAACTTTCTTGGCGGATCACTCAATTTGATAAAAAATTTCCATTAGAAGCCACTGATAAAAAAGACTATAAAAATTTATTAAACGCGTATTTAGAATTTGGAAAAGAGATTGAAAATATAGCGATGTTAATTAGAGAAAATGACACGAGAACAAACTCGCAAACTTTCAATAAACTTTAAATTAAAAAAAATATAAATTAAATTAAATTATGAAATATATAAAATTCAACACTAAATTTTGGTATGACGGGTATATTTCAAGTTTAAGCCCGACCGAAAAATTGTTTTTCTTATATCTTTTTACTAATCCAAGAGTAGATAAAACTGGCATATATGAAATTCCCGACAAGATTATTGAAAGCGAACTTAACATAACACACGCCGAATTACTTCAACTGAAAGCAAAAATGATGAAAGATAATAAATTTTATTTTTATAAAGATTGGGTATATATTGTTAACTTCGCTAAACATAATAAGTTTTCGACCGCCGAAAATATCGTAAAAGATTATAAAAAAGAATTTGACGCCATCCCAAAAGAAGTGAAAGACTATTTTATAAAAGAACTAAAACTTCCTTATAAAATTCCAATTGAAAACACTGATAAAGTTAGGTTATCGTTAGATGTTAATGCTATGGTTATTGTTATTGTTATTGTTAATAGGGTAGATAGGGTAGATAGGGTAGGTAGGGTAGAAGAGAGGCTAAATGAGGATGTTAATCCAGATGAAATATTACTATGAAACCAATAGAATATCTAAAACAAAACGCTCCGGTTCTTTTTCAAAAATATGCTCGTATTAAATTGGTAAAAATTGAACAAAGATTAAGAGATTTAAGAATTAAATATGTAGAAGAAATTGATGAAAAAAGAAAAAAGCAAATTGTTGAAGAAGGAAAAGAATTAAAAAAAGAATTAGAGGAATTAAAAGTTTTGATGAAATAATGGAAAAACAATTTTTTTTATTTTTAAATAAAAGTTTTAAAAAAGTTGGAGAAATAATGCTTCCGGGAAGTTTTATGGATTTAAACGAATATATAAGAGTAGAGAGAATGAATAAATACGCCGCTGCAGTTGTCAAATTAAATGAGACAAATAGAGTAAAAATGGAATGTTTAGGAAAAAAGAAAATTGATTTACCAGTATTTTTAGTTTTTGAATGGTATGTTAAGGATAAAAGAAGGGATAAAGATAATATTGCTTTTTCTAAAAAGTTTATTTTAGATGGTTTGGTTGCAGCAAATGTAATAGAAAATGATAATTTTAAATCATTAATTGGTTTTTTAGATTTGTTTTATGTAAGTGTAGATCAAAAGGTAGTTATTAGTTTTTATAAGTTTTAATATGTTAAATAAAGTTTTTTGGTTTATTTTAGGTTGTCTTTTTGCTTTTTATTTGTTAAGAGGAATTAAATTTTTTTAATTTAAAAATACCTCTTGACAAATAAATTATAATATGTTTATAATAAATTTATAAGTTAAGAAAAATAAAAAAAATATGATAGACGGAAAATATTCTTTAAAAGAAATTGAAAAAAAATTCGGTGTTCCGTATAGAACTTTATACTACTGGATAAAAACAGGAAAACTTTTTGCTGAACAAGGAGTAAATAAATTCAGGAAGAAAGAATGGTATGTAAGTGAAAATGATTGGTTAGACATTCCTACTTTTATTCGCAATCGTTATAAATCAAAAAAAATAAAAAAGACCTTATGAAAGTTTTTTTTATTAACATCATCGGTTTTAGACCGTATCCAATTACGAAAGAATATTGTGAAAAAGCAAGTAATTTTGGAACGGCGGTAAATAGAGCTATAAAAAAATATTTAAAAGAAACTAAAGGAAAAAAAAGATTAAAAAATATGGTAATTAAGGTTAAGGTTTAACTTATTATAAATTTATTTTTAAATCTATGGTAAAAACAATAAAGGTTGAAAAAACCGAAAAAGGAATAATCCCGCTTTCAGGGGAATTGGCAAATTTTTTTAATAAATATGCGATGTTGGGAACGGAAAATTTAGTGGGAAAAGCTCCGATTTTAAAGATTCATTCACAGGGGCGATCCACTACCAACTTTTTAGAAGATGGTTCAGAGCCGCAAGATGGAAGTTTTTTCTACACCCCGACGAAAGAAGATTTTGGCAGAAACATAACCGTTCATATTCTAACTATAAGTAGAGGATTTAGAACAGATGGGGTTGGTGGGAAAAAAGATGTTTTTAATCAATTGGTGGGTGGAATAATAAAAACACCGGTGAGAATTCTTCCCTTCTTGATGTTTTTTTCTGGTAAAAGGTTAAAATATTTATGGGAATTTGGAAAAGAAATTTCTCAATATACAAGACAAAAGCCGGTGCCAATACCAATGTTTGCGATTGAAGTCAGAATGTTTACTGAAAAAGTAAGAAACGATTACGGAGCAAGTTGGGTGGTAAATTTTGAAATTCAAAAAGAAGAAAATGGAATACCAGTTTTTATCAAAGATGTTGAGTTTCTTAATAAATTGAAAGATAAAGTAGAAGAAATGAAAATTTTCATAGAAGATATTATTGAGGCTAAATCGACAGAAGAAGAAGTAGAAACAACACCAATTCCAGAACCAATTCCAATTTCAGATATAGAAACTTCTTTTGAAAAAGTTTCAGAAGAGGAATTAGAAGAAAATGAAGAAAAAATATCAGTTAAGGACATTCCTTTTTAAAATATGAAAAAAATAATTATTATATTATTAGTTATTCTTTTAACTTATGGACTTATTTACAGAATGGAAAAAAGCCAATCCAAGGACGTATATGCTTCACGAAATAAAGTTTTACCTTCGATATTTATTACTCCCACGCCTTCGCCGGTTGATGAAAGATTGGTTAAACTTCAGAAATTTTTTAAGAAATATAATTCTTCGCTCTATGATTTTTCTAAAAAATTCATTGAAGTATCTGATAAGTATGGTTTTGATTGGAAACTTCTACCTGCTATTTCGGGGGTTGAATCAACTTTTGGTAAATTTACTCCTTCTTGTGCTAAGTATAATCCTTTCGGTTGGACTTCTACTACTTCACCTTGTGGTTTCTATCGGTTTTCATCTTTTTCGGAAGCTATCGAAGTGGTGGGAAGGGGAATTGGAACAGAAAGTTTTTATGATAAGTTTAGAAAAACAAAAAGAATTGAAGACCTCGCCAAAGTATATTGTCCGGTGGACGACAAATGGGATAAAAACTTATATTATTTCATTTCTGAATTAGAAAAAATATGAGATGGTGTAAATTTTGTGGTGAACAAATTCAATGGTTTAGGGATGGAAAAAAAATAATTCCGTTAGATTGTAAAGGGAGAGATCATAGAAAGTTTTGTATAAGAAGTGAAGAGTATATTAAGAAAAGAGAAGAAAAGTTGAATAAAAAGTTCAAAGTTTAAATTTAATTTTATGGAAAAAAAATTTGTTTTAACAACTTTGTTGGGAAGAAGAAGCGGATAAAGACTGGTGGGAAGAAGTTAGAAAATTAAAAGTTAGAAATAAGAAAAATGAAATATGAAATAATTTACGCTGTTTGTCCTATATGTAAAACTCAATTGAGGCAAATAATTAACACGGCAAGAAAATTTGTAAATTTTTGTGATAATTGTGGAGTAATAAATAATCCAACTTATTCTTATTATTACAAAGAGGCGATAAAAAGATTTTACGAAGAAGAAATTAAAAAAAAGAAATCAGAAATTTTAAAACAAGAAGAATATCTTAAAAAGTTAAAAGAAGAATTAAAAGAAATTGAGTTTCGTTATAATAAATTTCTTAAAAGTTTATAAAGTTAATAGAAGTTTTTGATAATTGGGGAAAAATAACTTGTTATAAGTCAAACTATAAAAAAATATAGTTTGAGATGTAAAACTATGACGCCACTTGAAAAAACATTTTGGTTTATTTTAGGAATAATGGTGGGGTTATTAGTTTTAAGAAATACAAGGTTTTTTTAGTTTTAAGGCTCTGAGGAGCGCGATAAAGACTGGTGGGAAGAAGTTAGAAAATTAAAAGTTAAAAAATAAAAAATATGTTAACAACTATCTTTTATTTATTATTAGCCGTTAACAATATGATAATTTTTAATTCGCAATTATTTTTAATTGCTTTTTCAATAGACCTTTTTATTTTATTGTTTTTTTAGAATTTAGAAAATAACAAGATTAAAAATTAAAAATAGTAAATAAAAAGAATATGAAGAAAAAGAAAACAAAATGGGTTGGAAAAGTAGATTACGAAAATGGTTTTTTCAGAAGTGGGGTTGTTAAAAACAATATTCCAAAACACGATGTGATAATTATTCAATTTAAAAAAGAAATAAAGAAAAATAAAAAGATTTTTATAGATAAAGATGATTGGTGTTTAGCATTAGATGAAGCAATGGTAGTTTGTTTTCTTATTTTAAAATCAATTCTTTATTATGTTTTTAATTTAAAAAAGGATATAAGACTGCTTGAGTATGAAGATGAATTAAAAACTTTAAAAATAAAAAAAGTTAAAAGTTAAAAATAACTATAACACCGCTATTTATGAACAACGAACAATTAATATCTTTGTTTATTTTTATTTTTTCTTTAGTAATTGCTTTTTATCTTGGTTTTTATCTTCTTCATTTAGTTTTTTATACTCTTTTTCTTATTGGAATTTAAAATTCTACTTGACAAGAAAAATAAAATAATATACTCTAAAATTTAGAGCAGCTTGCGATGTGGAGTAAGCTGAAGAAAGTTTGGTAAGTCAAAGCCGAAATTTTAAACTTTCTTCAGAAACCCTTCAAAAGTTGCTCTGTTTAAGATATGGATACTTTGACCAGAATACAGCTTTCTATTATGGTCTTCATTAAAAAATGGTGTGATAAATTTCCTAATGACCCTGTTCCTCAACAAAAGATTTTGAAAAAAATGAAAGAATTAGGAATAAAAAGTTATTCTACTTTAAACGCTATTAATTCTTTAATTAATAAAGGTTATATTAGAAAAGCGGTTAAATCAGAAAAACACAGGACTTTTTATGTGTTGTTGAGAAATGTTATAATAAATGACGAAATTGAGCTGGAAATATAAGTTTTTTTAAAAAAATCTTCAAAAAATGATAACAAAACCGACAAAATTGACAAAAAAGTTTTTAAAAGTAGCAGAAGAAGTAATAAATGAAAACATAAATGCTTTAATTTTTACTGATGAAGAGTTAATTGATTTAATAAATGAAAGATTACCTGAAAAAAAAAGAATATCAATAATTACTTGGAAACGCTGGAAAAAGAGAAAATTAAAAGGTAGAAAATCATTATTAGATAGATTTGATACTTTATATAAAAAAGCTTTTGAAAAGCAAAAAAAATCTTTGTTTTATAAGCTTCAAACAGATGATAAAGCTTGGCAAAGGTGGGCTTGGATCATTGAGAGAAAGTTTCCGGAGTGGAATTTAAGGCAGAAAGTTGACGCAAATGTTAAAGGAATTGTCGCAAAGATTGTTTCCTATGACCAAAGTTTGAATCAAAATCAGGAAACTACCAAAATTAATCAAAACACAAAAATTGAACAAAAATAGTTATGGAAGAGATAACTATTCCTTATAATTTTACCCCAAGAAACTACCAGTTGAACTTTCTTCGTGAAGTTGAAAGGGCGATAAATGGAAAAAGCCAAAAGAGATTTTTTTATCTTGTTTGGCATCGACGCTCCGGGAAAGATAAGGTAGTGATTGCTGATGTTGTTCCAAGAAGACTTATTTTGAATAATTGTTTGGTTAAGTATATTTATCCTACTTTAGTTATGGGAAGAGACAATCTTTGGAATGGAATTGGCTCTGATGGTTTCAGATATATAAATCATATTCCACCACAATTAAGATTAGATGAACCAAATGAAACGAGAATGACCATAAAAACAAAAAATATTCAAGGCGGAGAAAGTATTTTTCAAGTGGCGGGGACAAATAATCCAGATAGTCTTCGTGGTGGAAACCCAGTTTTAGTCGTTTTTTCAGAATGGGCTGAACACGATCCTTATGCTTGGGATGTGATTGAGCCCATTTTAAGAGAAAACAAAGGAATTGCAATTTTTAACACAACTCCAAAAGGAGACAATCACGCACGAAGTTTGTTTGAATTTGCTAAAAACAATGATTTATGGTTTGTTGAAACTTTAACTTATAAAGAAACTGGTATTTTTTCAGAAGATGAGTTTAAAAGAATAAAAGAAGATGTTATAAAAAGATTTGAGGCACAAGGAAGAACAGAAGAAGAAGCAATATCATATATCGAACAAGAATATCTTTGTTCTTTCAATTCACCCGTTGTTGGCTCGTATTATGGAAGCTTGATGAGAAAAGCCGAAGAAGAAGGAAGAATAACAAAAATTGCGGTTGAAAGAAATTTTCCAGTCTACACGGCTTGGGATTTAGGAATTGATGACTCAACGACTATTTGGTTTTTTCAAGTGATTGGAAATGAATTTCATTTTATAGATTATTTTGAAGCAACCGGAGAAGGATTAGAATTTTACATTAGAGTTTTACAGCAAAAAGGTTATGTTTACGCTAAACATTTCGCACCACACGATATACAGGTTAGAGAGCTTGGGACTGGAAAATCAAGATGGGAAATAGCTAAAAGTCTTGGAATAACATTTGAGATAGCACCAAGACTTTCAGTTGAAGAAGGTATAAATGCGGTAAGGACAATTTTAAATAGATGTTGGTTTGATAGGGATAAATGTAGTCGTGGAATTATGGCTTTAAAAAATTACAGAAAAGATTGGGACGAAAAAAATAAAGTTTTTAGAAAAACACCTCTTCACGATTGGTCTTCGCACGGAGCTGATGCTTTTAGAACATTTGCGGTTGGTTTTAAAAAACAATTACAGCCGATTAAAATTACAAGTTATGGTGGCGTAAAGCCCTTTTATGAGGATTTGGGAATTTGATGTTGCGAAAAAATATTTTTATCGTCTAAACTTTTAAAATATGGCAAATGAAATTCTAACTAACGATCCAGAAATAGAAATATTACGATTGAATAAAGAATCTGCTTACAATTTCAAAAGAAGAAGACAAGAGGAATGGAAAGAGAATTATTTGCTTTACCGGGATAATGTTATTACAAACAGACTTACACAAAGACAATCAGTCAATATTCCTTTAATGAAATTGTTTATTCGAACACTTTTTAAAGATATTGACGATATGCCTCTTATTTATTTTGAAAACCTTGATAACGACAAGCAAGCTGAACTTTTCAAAAATGAGTATTGGGAGTATACAGTAAGAAAAAATAAACTGGATTTAAAAGATTTAGCTGATAAAAAACAAGTTCTTCTCTTTGGAAGAAGTTTCATTCAAATTCAAGTGGTTGATGGAGAAATAAAATTCACAGTTGTTGATCCTGAAGATATTTTAATCGATAGATACACAGACCCACTTGATATTCACTCGGCTCGTTATCTTATTCACACCAACATTTTCGTTCCTTTTTCGGTTTTGGAGTCAAATCCAATGTATGATCAAAGAAAAATAGATGAATTAAAAAAATGGTTTGCTTCGGAAAAAGGATTAATAAAATCACAGCAAAATGAGGAAATGAGAAGAGAAAAACAAAACAAAATGGCTGAAATGGGAGTTCCTGATGTTTCAAATCCGATACTTAGTGAAACTTATGTTGAGTTATCCTTACATTTTTTTAAGCATAAAGAAAAACCAGAAGAGGAAGAGGAGTTTTGGCTTTATGTTGAGGCGGAAGATAGCAAAATCATCTTTAAAGACAAATTATCAAATGTTATAGGCGATACAGTTGATAACTACTGGAAAACACATCTTCCTTATTCTACTTGGACTGATGATATTGAAATTCAAGACTTTTGGTCTGATGGGATTGCCGACATGATAAGAACGCCAAATAAAGTTGTAAATGCTTGGTTTTCACAGTTGGTTGAGAATAGAACTTTAAGAAGTTTTGGGATGCATTATTACGATTCAACTAAATTTTCAGATAGCGGTTATAGTCCAGCTACATTTATTCCACAGCCTTGGGGTTGGTATCCTATTCCGGGAAAACCAACAGATGTTATTCAAAAAGTTGACATTCCAGATTTATCCGAAAGTCTTGATGAAATAATGTTTGTTATCAATATGATGGAAAAAGCAACAGGAGCAACAGCCACACAACAAGGAGCAGCAATTCAAAAACAAATAACACTTGGCGAAGTTCAGTTGGCTTTAGGTGAGGCAAAAGAAAGAATAAAAGGTTGGAGTAAGTTTTATGTTCCAGCTTGGAAAGAAAGAGCTGAGATGTTTGTAAAAATGATTGAAGCGGCTTCTGATAAGTTGAATCCAGTTAAAATTTATAAACAAGGAAGAAATACAAAAAATGTTTTTTCAAGAGAAATATCACCAAAAGATTGGAAAACAAAAAGCGGTTATCAAGTTAAGATTTGGAGTTTAGATGAGAAAAATACAAAAGATACCGATACTTTAACCAAATTAAATGCGGTTATGGTTAATATGCCGGAAAACCCAAAACTAAAAGAAATTTATCAAAGAAAACTTTTAGAGTTTGCTGGATTAAGCCCTGATGAAATAAATGATGTTTTAGAATATGAAAATCAAAAAAAATTACAAATTGATCAACTTGCCTCATCTGGGACAATGGGTGAGATGCCAGTAGGAAATACTGCGATGCCTCAACTTCCGGCTGGACAAATACTATCACCAAATAACACACTAAGCAGGCAAGTTAATCCTAATCAAAGCTTATGAATATAGACAAAATTCTTGAAAGGTTTGGGTTGAAATATGAGGATTTAAATGCGGTTGAAAAAGAGACTTTAAATAATTGGCTTAATGCTTTAAGTCAAAACAATCTAACAATTGAAAAAATAAAAGAATATATTAAAGCAATGAAAGAAAGCGTTGAGCGAGAATTGACAAAAACCGATCACAACACCAAACAAGATATTTTTTTGAAAGCGAGGTTAAGAAACTATATTCTTCTTGAAGATTTATTATCTTCACCTGAAAAAGCTAAAAAAACTATTGAAACAATGTTAGAAGTTGCTAAAAATAGATTATTATGAGAAAACTAAAACCAAAAGGAAAAAGGGGATTGGCGATGGTTAAAAAACTGGGAAGAACTTTTAAGACTGGACTATTTGACCAAATAGCCAGAAAATCAGCAAGGAAATATGGTTCAATGCTTGCTGGAAAGAAAGTGGCTGGTAAAATATTTTGGAAAAAAGTTAAAAAAAGAAAAAAATAATATGCCATTTGTTTCGCGAAAACAAATAACTTGGATGAAAAAAAACCGATCTGATATTTATATGAAATGGAAAAAAAAGTATGGTTTAAAAATTAGAAAGCATAAAAAAAGAAAATAATTTGACAATAAATATTTTTTGTTTTTATAATTTTTTAGTTATCAGTTAATAATTTATTAATCTATGGAAAAAGAGGCTCTTGAAATTTTAAAAAAAATCATTTCAAAAAAAGTCCACGAATTAAACGCTTTTGAAATAGCTTTTTTAAAAGCAAGACGAAGTTATCTTACGAAAGAAGAAAAAGAAAAATTTGCTGAAATTTTAGAAAAGAAAACTAAAAAAAATAAAGCGAATGAATCAGACAAAGAAAAAGAAGAAGAACAAAATAAAGAAGAAGAAAAAAATCAAAATAAAGAAAAATAAAGCTTTAATATATTAAAAATTTTCCTAAACCCTATTTTAGGACAGGAAATAAACCTATGGGACACCAAAAACCCTCTAAAGAGGAACTAAAAAAAAATCTTGATTCTTTTATTAGTCAATTAGATGCTCCAGAAAAAACTTCACAAGAAAATAAAGCTCAAGAAAATCAAAAGACTTCACTAGATGAAAAAGTCAAAAAAGAGGTGAAAAATGAAGATACTGAAAAAAAACCGAAAGTTGAGGAAAAAGAAAAAGAGGAAAAAACAGGACAAAAAGAAGCTGAAGAAGAGAAAAAAGAAGAGATGAAAGAAATTGATTATAAAAAGAAATTTATTGAGTCTTCAAGAGAAGCTCTAATTCTTCATTCAAGAAATAAACAAATGAGAGAGGCGATTGAAAAAGCAATAAAACTTCCAGAACCAAGCGATGAAGAAATGGCTAAACTTTATGAAGATTGGGATTTAATGACTGATACTGAAAGAAAAATTGTTAAAGATAATTATTTAGCCAAAAAAAGACTTGATGCTTTATATGAGGTTATAACCGCAGGGCGTGACACTGAAGAGTGGATTGAAAAGGTGGAGAAGTTTGCTACCGATCCAAAAGTTTTAGCTGATTATCCAGAGCTTGAAGGAAAAACAGATGAATTTATAGCGTTTTCAGCTAAACCGACAAGAAGAGGACTTCCATTTGAAGATTTAGTTGCGGCTTTTCTTTATCATTCAAGTAAAGCCAATCCACCTAAAAAAGGAAAAATGTTTGAAACTGGAACTGCGGGTTCAAATGAAAGGTTTCAATCATCATCTGGAAAAATATCTCTTGATGAGGCAAGACAACTTATGAAGACAGATTATAGAAAATATAAAGAATTATTGCTTGCTGGAAAAATTCAAACTGATGTGGAATAAAAATGCTCTTGACATATAATATATTAATTTGATAGTTTATTAATGGAAGATAAAACTTCTAACCTCTTCGTGAGACGAAGGAATAATCTTCTATTATAAATTTATTTTTTTAAATACTATGGCAGCTCGTGGTTCAACAATAGCACAAGGATTTTCACAAAGGTTATTGCTTGAAATGTATGAGCGAAGCGTCCTTGATGAGATAGTCAACCGAGACTATCAAGGTGAAATCAATGGCGTTGGCTCTGTATTAAACATTTTAAATTTTGATCGGTTATCTGAAAAAGTTTATACAGGTTCACCTCTTACTCCAGATGATTTAACTGAAAATAACACTAAGCTTGTCATTGATCAAAAAAAATCTTTTTATTGGAAAGAAAAAACGATTGATAACTGGATTTCTTATATTAAAAATCCACATTCAACCATTGTAAAGCAAAAAGCAGATGAGAGACTGAAGAATATGGATATGTATGCTTTTAGTTTTTATGGCGATGTTGCGGCTGGTAATAGGGTTGGGACTGATTATACTACTGGAACTGTTGCGATTGATAGCGCTGGTAATGTAACAGGAACAGGAACAAACTTTACATCAGCGATGGTTGGTAAAGGATTTAAAGCCGCAGGACACACTAAATGGTATAGAGTAAAAGCTTACAATTCCCCCACCTCAATTGTTATTGAGGATGATTTAGACGATGTCCCATCTCAATACACCGGGGGTGTTATTTCATCTGGTGCAAGTTATGTGATTGAAGCGGTTACTCCAGTGATGATTACGTCCTCTAATTTGCTTCAAAAAGTTGCGGCTTTGAAGCTTAAATTAGATAATGCTGAAAAAAATGGTCATTCAGCTGTTCCTGATACTGATAGATGGCTTTTAGTTCCGCCAGAATTTGAGACAGTTTTGGTTCAAGCAACAGGAGTGGCTTTGAATGTTCCCGCAGCTTATGAAGACCTTGTTAAAAAAGGGTATTTAACCCAGCTTTTAGGATTTAAGGTTTTTAAAACTTCAAGATTAAGTGGTGATAATACTAATGGATATCATTGTCTTGCTGGTCACCCAGCTTGGTTAACATTTGCTGAAAAGCTGCTTGAGGCTGATATAGAAGAAGAATTAATCGGTGATTTTGGAAGTGCTTATAAAGATTTGTTTGTTTACGGAGGTAAAGTTGCTGATGAAAGAAGAGCATTTGCGGCTGAAGGTTTCTTTACATTCTCTGTATAAAGTAAGCAGAGAGTGATAAGTTTTCCCCCCGTCTAAATGGCGGGGGGAATTTTTTTAAAACCTCTTGTGTATAAATAGATTTGTATTCTAATATTTATTTTATATGGCAGATAAAAAGATTACCGAACTAAATCAGATAACAACTATTGATCCAACAGATATATTTCCTGTAGTTGATAATCCATCAGGAAGTCCAGAAACAAAAAAATCAACTTTCCAACAATTGGCTGATTGGTTGGCTTCTTTAAGTCAAACATTGGCTAATAAAACTTTAATTTCATCTACTTTACAGGCAAATAATAATGTTGCCGTTGTTTCTCAAAAAGACAACACTGGGACGGAAAGAAATATATTAAAGTTAAATTCCTCAAATGATTTAGAGATTGGGGGTGCTGGTATATCAAGTTATAAACTAAATAATTCAATCATCAAACCATCTTCTGATTCAACTTCTGCGATTAAAATAACAAAAGCAAATGGAACGACTACTATATTAAATATAAACAGCACTAATAACTTTGTCGGCATCGGGACGGATAATCCAGTAAGAAAATTACATATTTACGATACAGATAGTAATGGTGGTTTAAGATTAGAAGGTGGTTCGGATGGACCAAATATTGAATGGAGAACTGGCACTACAAGACATTGGAATATTGACCAAGAGGGGACAAATCCTAATTTACGTTTTTTTACAGAAAATTCATCAGACGGAGAGGGAGCGGTAAGGATGCTAATAACAGAATCAGGTAATGTCGGCATCGGGACGGATAATCCAGCATATAGATTAGATGTCAACGGTCAATGTCACGCTTCTTCTTTTCCAACTTCATCAGATAAAAGATTTAAAGAGAATGTAAAAGAGATTAATAATGCTTTAGAAAAGGTTAAAAAATTAAGAGGAGTGTATTTTAATTGGAATAAGTTTTATAGAGAAACATTAGAAGTAGATGAGACTGAAGATACAGAAATTGGTGTTATAGCACAAGAAGTAAAAAAAGTTATCCCAGAGGTTGTTACCACTTTTAAAAGAGAAGTTGGTGGAAAAAAGAAAAAATATTATTCAGTTGAATACGCAAGGTTATCGGCTTTATTGATAAACGCTATTAAAGAATTAGCCGAAAAAGTTGAAAATTTAGAGAAAAAATATGGAGAAATTAACAACTCAAGAGCTTGATATTATTATTCAAGCCTTATACAACTCAAATGTAAGGGTTGCTGATGCACCGTTGGTTTTGAAATTAATTGAGAAAATATTAAAAATAAAAGAGGAAGTTGAAAAAGAAAAAAAATAATATTGTGTTGAAAGACTAGATTAATTAAGTTTTATAAATAAAAAAATATGAATTATGAAGTTATACAGCAGAGGAACATTTCCATTAACAACAAATATTTATGCTTTAGATGATAGTGATTTATCTACTTTGTATAGTAATAACGAGATTTCAATTGTAGATAATGAAGATGATACCTATGTTGATTTAAGCGGTCAAGATTGTTATCTTGTCCATTTGTTTAAAATTTCAGTTGGAGTAAATAAAAAAATAACTATTAAATGGGTAGGAAAAACTTCATTGTCTCCAACTCTTTCACCTGTTTATTTTGAAATTTACAATCATTCAACTGGACTTTGGGAAACAGTTGATATAAGATATTTAGGCTCGGCTAATGTTAATTTTACTTTAAGTTATAAAATTGAAGCTTATATAGAAAATTACAAAAAAAACAACAATATCTCTGTTCGTGTTTTACAAAGAAACGATCAATATAATACTGTTTATGTTAAATATTATTTAAAACAAGAAAACTCTTTTTTTTTGCTTCTTGAGAATAGTTCCTTTATTTTAACGGAAGAAAGCTATAATGTTAATATTCCAATCACTTATACTTTATCCACCGATTATTTTAATGTTTGTCTTCCTTATTTTGAAAAATATTATGATGTATTTAATTATTTACTTCTTGAAGATGGTGGCTATTTACTTCAAGAAAATTATTATAAAATTGGATTGGATAATAAATTTAATAAATTTTTAAACAAATATGATAGAAAAAATTCTATTTATAGTTTAAAATATAGTCTAAAAAATACCTCATATAACAGTAAATACCAAAATAATAATCCTCCTACTTATTCTTTAAAATATTCAAAGAAAAACACCATTTATACTGATAAATATACAAATTGTTGCCAATAAATAGATTAATAGTTTATCATTTTTTTATGATATATCATATTAACAAATTTTCAGGCGGAATTTCAGATTATGAGGATAAAGGAATTCCGGGAGCTTTTAAGTTTGGAAAAAATTTAAATATAAGAAGGATTACTGACAGTCTCTATTGTCAACAGGCTTTAAAAGAAGAAGGAAGCGGAGTATTTACTGACTTAATAAGATGGTTTGTTAAATGTTCTGATGGAAATTTGTATGGTTTTGGAAGTAGTGGTAAAATTTACAAAAGAACAAACGGGGTTTGGTCAGTGGTTTACACTGATCCAGATGGAGAAATAAAAGGAGCAGAAGAATTGGTTCAAAGTAATGGGACTAAATATTTAGGTTGGTGTAATAATACAAAAATTAAAAGAAAACCAATACCTGGATTATCTAACTGGTCTGATGTTTCAACGCTTGCTTCTAACTTAACTTCGGCTAAATGGCACACAATGAAACAAATTGCTGGGGCTACAAAAATAGCAAATTATGATAAGTTGGCTATGGTTGGTTATGATGGAAGCTGGACAAATGAGGCTTTAGCTTTAATTCCGGGAAATATCGCAAAAACAATTATAGAAAGAAACGGTAGAACTATCATTGGGTGTTATAAAGTAAATGAAGAAGACAGGGGTATAAATTCTCAAATTGATGCTGAATTTCCTTTAATTCAGGTTGGCAACGATGGAGATATATATTTAGCTGATATGTCAAATACTATTCCGATAAAAAGGTTTCCCGGTGGTGGAAAAACTAATCCCGGTGGAGTTTGTAATTATTATGAACAACCGCAGATTTTTGAATGGGAAGAGACGGCTTTGTCTTGGATTGACAAACAGGAAGTTGGAAATTTAGCTTATTTTGGCGTTTATGGAGGGGTATCGGGATATAATGGAATTTATAGTATTGGAAGATTAAATAAAAATAGACCTTTTGTTTTGAATTTAGATTATAGCTTGGAGGCTGATGAAATTGGAGCGATTGTTAATTTTAATGGAACTTTAATAGCAAGCTATAAATCTGGTTCAACTTATGGAGTAAAATCAGTTGATCCATCAAACAAAGCAATTGGCGTATATGAAGGATTGGATTTAAAAATAAAGCCAAAAGGTATAAGTAATATTGTTCAGTGGAAATTTGCGGAGTTGACAATGTATCCTTTACCTTCTGGTTGTTCGGTTGAATTTTGGTTTAGAATTGATAAAAATGGTAATTTTGTTCAAGCAAAAACAATTGACGGAACTAACTCATATAATAAAACTGGTGGTAAAAAAGCTCATTTTTCAATTCAAGAAGAAGGTGAGATATTTGAACCACGAGTGGTTTTAAATCCAAATGGTAATGTATCACCAGAAGTTTATGATATTAAAATTTATTTTGATTAAATCTTATGGCAGATGAAAAGGTTTTTTATCCGGAAGAAATTCAAGAACAACCTTTTCCTTTTTCTGGTCAAAATTTTAATTATTCATCAGGTAGTCAGTCATCGCAGATTTTAAAACCAGAAGAAATAAAAGATACTGGAATGCCACCAATAAGAGATATTATTACAAAGTCTTTAAATACTTCTTCTCAAAAAATAATGAAAGAATATCAATTTACGGACAGTGGAGCAATAAGAATAGGAAAATATCAAAATTCAGTAAGTGGTGAAATTCTTATTTCTCCAGACGGAATTATTGCTAAAAATTCAAGCGGAGTAAATACTTTTTCAATTGATGGAGATACAGGCAATGCTACTTTTTCAGGTCAGTTAACTTCAGCAAGTATAGTTACTGGAACTGTTGATGTTGGAAGCGGAGCTGGTGGGTCTTATGTTAGGTTAGATGGAGCAAATAATAGAATAATAATAAATGATGGTTCAAGAGATATAATTTTAATAGGTTATCAGCTTAACGGATTTTAATTATGCCAAATTATGGAATTAAAATATTAAAACCAAACGCACCATCTCGATATGATGTTAAAAACGCTCCGCCACGATATTTAACAATTTTATCCAGTGTTGAAAGTCATAAAATTTTTATAAAAACAGGTGTTTATTGTAGTTCTGGTTATACTTATTATCATAATTTAGGCTATGTGCCAGCGGCAATGGCTTGGGTTGAAAGAGCGGATGGTTCTTTAGCCCCAGCAAGTTTTGGAGTAAACGAAAATTCTATTTATATTAGTTGTTATAATAGAAATATATATTTTGTTATATTTTATGAGGGTTAATTATGGGAAATTATGGTGTAAAAATAGCTAAAAGTGGTTATAGTGTTAATTCTCCATCTTTGGGTGATTATATTTACCATTCTTCTTATCCATTATTAAAAATAAAATTAATTCAAAAAAGTTCCTTTGTTTATTCTGATTCAAAAGGGACAACTAAAACTATATATCACGGACTAGGCTATCCTCCATTGTTTGATGCTTATATGAAACCAACAAATTCTTCTACAAGGTATAGACAAATTCCTTATCGTAATTATTGTGGAGTAGGTATGTATGAAATTGTGAATGTTTATGTTGATAATAACAATTTATATATTTATGTATCGGGACTGTGTGGTTATGCCGAGAGAAATTCTATTCCATATTTTGTCATTATATATTACGACCCTTTTGATTAAAATGGGAAATTATGGAATAAAAATAGCAAAACCAACGGCTAATATAAATTCTAACAATCCAAAAGATTATATTTTTTGGAGCAAATATGAAAGTTTATCTTTATATGGAATCTTTTCAGGAAATATAACTTTATACGCTTCTGATCCAAATAGAGAGACTTATGTTAATGTTTATCATAATTTAGGTTATTATCCAATAGTTAAAGTTTTAGTAAAAGATTGTAATAATTTATATTCTATTTTACCTTTGGATTATAGCGAATGTGTTGATTGTGGTAAATTTTATATTCAATCATTATTTTTTACTTATTATATTTATCCTAATTATGTAAGACTCTATTTAAGTGCTTATTGTTATGAGCGTCAAGGACAAAATTTTAATATATTTTCTAATTTAACTTTTAATTATAAAATTTATGTTTTTACACAAAAACTAAAATGAGAATATTTTTTGATGAAAATAATAACATTGTAGGATATTCAGTAATATTTAGCAAAGAAAATAAAATAAAAAATAAAGCTAAAATATCAACTAAAAATAAAAATTTTAATTATTTAGATATTGATAATGATTTAGCCGAAAAGGTTTTAATTAAAGGAATAGACAAATTTGAAATTAAAAATAATAAGTTAGTAGAAAAAAAAGTAATTGAAGAAAAAAAACTTGATTTTACGACAAAAAAAGTAATTGTAGATTTAAAAAATTTTATAGTAAATTCTGATTTAAGGCGACATTTAAAAGAAAAAGATAATTATGAGTTTAAAAGAGTTTATAAAATAAAAAAAGAAGAAATAGATTTTAGCTATCTTTATCCTTCTGATAGGTTAATTTTAAGTGAAATGTGTGAGAATTGTTTAAAAGGAAAAGAAAATGTTAGGGTTTATTCTTTATATTATAAAGAAAACAACGATTTAGCCGCTTTATCTTATTTGTCTTATTTTCAAAATATGTTTGAAGTAAAAATTTTATATCATAATGAAAAATATGATAATGCTGGTTATATCATAATTTATTATTTAATAAAAGAATTAAAGAAAGAAGGTTTTAAATATTTAAATTTGGGTTCTTTAACTTTTTTAGAAAGTGGAATTAACCAATTTAAAAAAAAATGGGGTAAAGTTGTTTCTTATGATGATTTAAGAAAAATTCGATAAAAGTTTATAAATATAAAGTTAAAATTGTCTTTAATCTTTTAGTAAAAAAATAACTTGCGAATAAATATCTTTATCTTCTAATATTTAAATTATTATGAATACTTTTTCTGAATTAATAGATGCGGTAAAAAGCGATTTATCAATACCTACAACCAGTAGTCTTTTTAATGATACTACTATTAAATCTGCTATAAATAGAGCATATATTAAATGTAGTTCTTTATATCCTTGGCCTCAACTTGAAGATGCTTTAACTACATCAACTATTGCTAATCAAGAATATTACGATTATCCAAACAACTGGCAACCCGATTCAGCTTGGAGACTTGAGGTTGATGGTGAAGATTATGGCGATCCGTTAGTTTTTAAAGACTATCTTTACGAAAAAGCCAATGGTATACCATCGGGAGCAGATAGACTATGGTCAACACAGTGGAAAAGGTTTTTTATTTATCCAACACCAACAAAAAATGGAAATAATAATATAACAATTTGGGGATTAAAGACAGTAGATACTTTAGTCAATAATAATGATACTACTATTTTTTCTTATTCAATGCCAGATTGTAATGAAGCAATAGTTTTAGAAGCCGTTGCTATATTAAAGAAAAAAGGCGAAGATGAACAACCGGGTCAATTTAGAAGTTTAGAAGCAAAACAAATTTTAGCTTTTGCTTGGGATAAAATTCAGAAAAATCAGAATAAATATAAAAAAACAACAACTTTTTTTGAAGTTAATGATTTTTTTAAATAATTTATGGCAGGAATATATACACCAGAACAGCTTGGAATAAAACCGCCAAAAGGTGGTTTTAAACAAGGTGGTTGGTATGAGGGAAGACAATATTGGAACGGAACTTTTTCCGATCCGGGAGTAATTCACCCTCAAAGTAATCAGATAGGAGCAGGACAAGAAGTATCAAAAGAAGTTGTCCAACAGACTAATCCAGCTAACTGGGATTATCTTCAAAAATTAAAACAACAATCACAACCAAAACCAGTGGCTACATATACTTCACCACCATCTACCCTAACACCATCATCACCATCAATGCCATCATCATCTGCTTTTAGTATTTTAGGACAACAGCAAATGCCAACTATTGATTTAAAAGGATTATATGATAAGTTGTATAAAGATTTAGGAATAGAACAATTAGAAAATGATTTAAAATCAAAAACGCAAGCTTACAATGAAGCAGTGTCAAAAATTAATGATAATCCATTTTTATCCGAAGCAAACAGAGTTGGTAGAATTCAAAAATTAACAACTGATTTTCAAAATGCCATTGCTCCTATTAGAGATGAGATAGCTAAAAAAAAAGCTGACATAGAAACACAGCTTAAAATTCAATTAAAACAATTTGATATCAATAGTCAACAGGCACGAGATGCAAGAGAACAATTAAATTTCTTACTTCAATCGGGTATGCTTGATGGAGCAACAGGTGAAGATATAGCCAATCTTACAAGAATGACTGGTATTTCTTCTTCTATGATTGAAGCGGCTATTAAATTAAACAAAGCAAAAAATCTTAAAACAGTTGTGAAATCATTTGATGATGGAATTAATCAAGGTTTTTATGTTGTTAATGTTGATACCGGAGAAATTGTTAATAAACAAATAGTTGCTAAAAGTAAAGGTTCTGGAACTGGAGGATTAACGATTACTCAACAAAGAAATATTACAGGAAACGCAAGAGAAATTATAAGAATAGTTGATGAACAATATAGAACAATTAACGGAAAATTACAAAAACTTGATAAAGAAGATTGGAGTGGTGATAAAAGATTGTCGGCTCAAGAGTATTTATTTGCAGTAAGCAAATTGATGGAAAAAACTGGTTTAGATAAAAATACAGCGGCAGCTTATATTACTCAAGCAATGAAGGATTTGGGTTATTCAAGTTGGAAACCAAAATAATATGGCAGTATGGACTTTGGAAACAGCAGAACAACAATCAGGAATAAAAATTTCATCACCACAATCGCCTTCTCCAGAAGGTAGCGTGTGGGATTTAAATACCGCAGAAACATATGTAAATTATGAAGCGTCAAAACCTAAACAACCATTAACAATATCTCAACCAAAACAAGTAGCAACTACCTCATCTTTTTTTGAAGGGTTTAATAAAATAAAAGAGAATGTTATTAAAATAAAAGATGTTATTTTTTCATTTGTCCCAAAACCAGTTAAAGAAGAACTAAGTAAAGTAAGACAAGGATTAACTCAAGGGGTAGAAAGTATTAGTATTTATGATTTATTTCCTTTTTTACCCAAACCAGTATACTCACCAGAACCGGAGGGAAGTAAAGGAGATATAAAAGCATTACAAAAGCAATATGAACAAAGTTTAATTGGCAAATTTGATGATAAATTTCAAACATCAAAAAACAGTTTTATCAAAGGCTTAACTGGTGGAATTATTAAACCAAAAGAAAAAGTCAATCCTGATTTAGCTGATAAGATTATCGCTGGTGTAAGTGAAGCGGTTGGAACAGCAATTACTATTCAAAATATAGGAACAAGACTTTTTAGTTTAGCAGAAGGATCTACTTTGGTTAAAAACTTTATTGAAAATTATCCTCGTTTAGCTCGTTATACTTTACCACTTTTAAAAAATATTGGGGCGTTTTCAATTTATGGACAGTTAGATCCAGATTTAAAAGATAGGTTTAAAAAACTTGCTGAAGATGTAGTTGTTTCAGTTCCATTTACTGCTTTGGGATTTGTTGAAAAAGCAAGATATTCAATTCCGGCTTCTTTTGGTTTGGGATTTGGATTGGCTAAATTAAGTGGCGCTTCAAATGAAGACGCTTTTGTTTCCGGTGTAGTTTTGGGAATTTTAGATGGTTGGGGAAGAATGAAAGGAAGAGTATCTGATTTTGTAAAAGGAAGACAAACTGATAAAATTTTAAGAGTTGAAGCTTTAAAAGTTTTAAATGAATATTCTGATATTAAAGTTAAATTAGGTGATCCGATTGAAAAAATAAATGAGGCTTATCGTTCAGCATCAAAAAAAGTTCATCCAGATATTACTGGTTCAACAAAAGAACAAATAGCTTTAAATTCTGCTTACGAATTTTTGACTGGAAAATCAAAAAAATTTGACCCATCTATCTTTACAAAAGAAAGATATACACCACAGGAAATAATAAATGAAATTATTAAAAATGGTTATGATAAGACAGAAGAAGGAAAAAAACTTATAAAAGGAGCGTTGGAAGCGGAAAATAAAAATCAAGATATAGTGGTTATTCAACCAAAAAAACCAATAATCACTGAAAAAAAACCGAAAATACCACCAGTTATTACAAAAGAAATACAAAGTAGACAAATACAAAAATTAATTAAAGATATTCCTGATTTAAGTAAAGCTAAAGATTATGTATCAGCAAAAGATTTTGCTGATGCTCTTTTTTCGGCTCAAGAGACTAATCAGATCGGTAAATTATCACCAGATAAAATAATTGCTCGTGATTCAGTTGATGAAAAAGGAGTAGCGGATTATATTAAAATGATAGAAGAAGGTAAAAAAGTAGAACCAATTGAAATACAAAAAGAAGGTGATAAATTTATAACAGTTGACGGCTCTCATAGACTTGAGGCTTTTAGAAGCTTAAATAAAGAAGTTCCAGTTATATATCGCGGTAAAGATAAAATTGATGGGTTATACACATTTGAAGAGATATTTAATACATTAAAAACCTCTTCCCCATCTATTTCGGAAGTTAAATCAGCAATTACTTCTGAACAACCTTCTCCAAAAACAACTGGGAAAGAAGTTAAGAAATTTGATATTAGTAGCAAATATGGTTTTGATAAAGTAGATGAGGCTTTTTCTCAAACACCATCGGATCTTGATGATAGATGGAATACTGCTAATGAAAAGCTTGATAAGTTTAAAGCTCCATTACAGGAAAAAATAAATAAGTTAAAAAATGAGTTAGAGAAAATAAAAAGTGATAGAAGTAAGGAAGCAATTGATAGAAAAAAAGAAATAAATAAAGAAATTGAAAATCTTCAGCAAAAAATATCAGAAGCCGAACAAATACTTGAGGAAAAACAAACTGAATTTAATATGAAACTTGGAAAAATGGCTTTACAAAAAGCAAAAGAAATGGGATTAGATTTAGGTGAAATTGGAGATGGTTATACTAATGTAAGTGAAAAATGGCAAGAATTTAGAGATGAATTTTTAGTAAGAATTAGCGAGCGACCATATACTGATCATTATTGGGATACTCCATTAAATAAGATTTTAGAAGATTTAGTAAAACAGTATGGAGTTGAACCAAAAACACAAATAAAACTAGAAACAAAATCTGAAGTTAAACCATCAGAAGAAAAAATAAAATTAGTAGAAGAAACAAAACCAGAAATATCTCCAGAATTTCAATCATTAGTAGAAGAAGCAAAGAATTATAAAAGCGCGGAAGAATTTGTAAAAGAAAAATTGTTTGAAGCATACATAAGGCAGTTTGGAGTAGAAAGAGAACTTACAGAACCAGAAAGGAAGGGATTATATCCATCTTTTTTAAAAGATATTAAAAAATATGGATTGGAAGAAGTTGGCAGACAAATAAGAAGTTATGCGTCGTATCATAAAAGAAATGTTCCAGATATTTTGACCCGTCCTTCCAAATTAATCGAAATTTATAACTTTGCTCATAAAGAAATATCAAAAGTTAAACCATCAGAAAAACTAAAAGAACAGATAACTGAACAAGTTAAAACAAAAATACCTCCCGAACTTGAACCCTTTATTAAAGAAGCAAAAAAATATAAAAGCGTAGAGGAATTTATTGAGCAATTTAAAACAAGACCAGAAGAAATTGCTAAATCAATTTATCAAGGTCTTTCTGAGCGTCAAAAATATATAATAGAAGAAGCTTTTAGTAAAGCTGTAGAAGATCGAATGACACCAGAAGCAAGAAAATTAAAAGAAACAGTAATAAAAAAATGGGCAAGAAGAGATGCTATGATAGAACTTCTTACCGAAATTTATAACGAAGCTAATAGAAGAACAAAACAAATTAATTTATTATCTGAAAATGAAGTATTTTTAAATAGGGAAAAAAGAATATTAGAAAATATACCGTTAAAAAGCTCACCAGTTGGTCTTTTTTCTTTTGATTTTTTATATAATATAGTGGATGTTCCTGACTATTTTACTGATGGTTATCTTTTGTTAACTGATAGATATTTAAATGAAGTTGAAAAATGGAAAAACGAAGCAATTAAAAAAGCTAAATATATTAACGACTACACAAAAGAAGATGTAGAAAAATTGTTTAATAATCTTGGAAATAGAAATGAATTAGTTAAAATTGATGGAAATAATTTTTATATAGGTTTAGTTAAAATAGGAAAAGAAAATGAAAAGCCTTATGTTTTATTATATGATAAAAATAATAAAACGAAAATACTTTTAAATTCAGAAGCATACAAATGGTTAAAAAAAGAAAGATATGATTTTTATTACAATCCAAATATAGCTGATAAAACAGAAGAAACTTATTCAAAACCAATTCTTTTAAAAAGAAATGGAAGAGAAGCAGGATTGATAATGCCTACAAGATGGGGTGGTAGAAGTTTAAATGAAGAGGTTGACAAAATAGAAAAAGATACTAAAATAGAATTATATGGCACAAAACGAGATAATTTTCCTGGGCGAGAAACTGGACAAAAAGAACTTTCCAGTTCTATATCGGTGGGCGAAAAGCAATCCGGAAACATTGAAAGAACAAGTGATGAGGTTAGCAAACCAGCCGGGGGGGAGTATAATAAACGCTCTTCAGTCTCTGGAAAGCGACCTTCAACACGGCTAACACCATCACAGCAACAACAAATAAATGCTAAAGAGGAAATTAAACAAAAAGAGCAAGAATTTAAACAAAAACTTGAAAACGCTAAAAAAGAAAGAATCAATTTAATCGCAAAAGAAAATGATTATAATACTTTAGTTAGAAGATTGGCTGAAGAAAATAAAACATTTTTTGTTAAAAGAAGTTTGTTTACTACAGATACAAGAAAAGCTCCATCGGGATTTGCTGATGTTGGTGGTTATTCTAATATAAAAAGTCCAGAAAAAATTATTAATGATATAAAAGCGGTTGAGTTTCCAGAAATTCTTCGGATTGCTAAAAATTTGTTAGGTAAAGAAGTTAAGTTGTCTTCAAGATTTAAAACTGCTTTAGGCGCTTTTTATCCAAAAACATTTGATATTAAATTAAGTTATGAGATATTTAAGAAACCAGAATTAACCGCTAAAGTTTTAGCCCACGAACTTGGTCATTTAGCTGACTTTTTGCCTGATAAAACAATGGCAAGAGGAAATTTAGTTGGTAGAATTGCTACTCTTAAAAAACATTTAAAAAATCTTTATGGAGAATTAGACAATAGAGTAATAAGAGAAGAATTAAAAAAATTAACGCAACTTTGGAAACCATTTGGTGAAAACGCTAACCCAAAATATACAAAATATCGTTATTCATCATCAGAATTATATGCTGATGCTATATCGGTTTTATTTAACGATCCAGCTTTATTAAAAGAAAAAGCTCCAACATTTTGGGAGGGATTTTTTGAATATTTAGATAGAAAACCTGAAGTGATGGAAAACTTTAATGAAATTTGGAATTTATTAAATGAAGGAGAAGACGCGGTATTTAAGAAAAGAGATGAGGAAATTGACAAAATGTTTAGCAAAGCAGAAGAAAAATTTAAAGCAAAATATGTTGATAGAGAAATGAGAAATAAAAATTTAGTCTATCAAATAAAAATTTTATTTGACGATGTTAACAGACCAATTATTGAAAGAATAAACAAATTACAAAAAGAAGGAAAAGTAATTCCACCAGAATTAAATCCAGAATATGCTTTAAAAGGACTTCTTTATTCGGATGCTGAAGTTAAAAACTTTATTGAAGATAATTTACAGCCAGCTTTTAATAAAGCAAGAGAAGTAGAAGATGGTTGGAATAAATTGGGAAAAATATTATTTTATGAACGGGTTATTTATGAACGAGGCGAGCTTGCTAATCCTTTAGGTTATGATCCAAATACTGCTTCATTTAATTTAAAGAAAATGGAAGAACAAATGTCGGCTGAAGACTGGCAAAAACTTCAAGAAGCAAAAAAACTATTTAGAGAAGGAGTTAAAAAAGTTATTGATTTAGCAGAAAAAGAAGGATATTATACACCAGAAACATTAAAGGAAATGAAAATGAACCCGGCTTATGCTACTTTTCAAGTAATAGATTATTTAGATACATATATTAGTCCAAGAGTTTATCATCAAGTTGGAACTTTAAAAGAAATATCAAATCCAGCAACAGCAACAGTAATGAAACTTATCTCAACTTATAAAGCAATAAAAAGAAACAAAGTTAAAAAATTAAATATTAACTTTTTAAGAGAAAATTTTAGCAATGAAATTGAAAAAGCAAAAACAAGATGGAATGGAAAAAGTTTAGATATAATGATGCCAAAAGATGAAAATTTAGGATTGGTAATAACAATAGAAAACGGAAAACCGCAGGGTTGGTATGTGCCAAAAGATGTAGCTGAGACTTTAAATTGGGCAAGTAATTCTACTTTAGAAATGCTTGGTAATGTCGCAAGAGCTATTTCTCAAAGCAATTTTTATAGACCATTATTTACAATATATAATCTTGGCTTTCAAACATTTAATTTTGTAAGAGATTTAAGTCGTGCTTGGAAAAACTATCCTCATAAAACATTAGCCGAAGTGCCGTTATCTCCTATTATTGATGCTTATAAATTAGGAAAGGGATATATAAAAGCAATAAAACCAGCCTTTAAAAAAGCTTTTGGATTAAGAGATGAGTTAATAAAAGAAATGGAAAATGCTAATATTTTAGGTTTATCTTATAATGATGTTTTTTCCGGTGAAATACCAACCGAACAACAGCAAATTGAAAGAATTTTAGAAGGATATGGATTATTTGCGAAAAAAAAGAAATTTAAAATATTGTCTCCAATAATTAATGTTTTAGAAACGGTGGGAAAAGTTGGTGATTTTATTGAAACTTTACCAAAAGTAGCCGCATATGTAAATTTAAAAGGTGAAATGCCACCCGAACAATTAGCAGAATTTATAAGAACATCAATCGGTTCTCCAGCTTTTAGAGTAAAAGGAAGAGCAACACCAATAACTAATTCAATTTTCTTATTTTCAAATGCGATAAAAGAAGGTTTAAAGACAGATTTATATATAGCAACTGGTAAAAGAGGAAAAGCGAGTGCCTCATCTTTTTGGTATAAAACATTTTTGGTTAATATATTACCAAAAGTAATTATAATGGCAATTGCTTTAGGATATTTTGGCGATAGACTAAAAAAAATTATTAACGGAATATCAGAATATGACAAAACAAATTATAACATAATTCCAATTGGATTAGATGAAAATGGGAAATCTGTTTTTATTAGAATTCCTCAAGATGAAACTGGAAGATTTATTGGTGGGTTATTTTGGAAAACGATGAATATTAATAAAGATTATGGAATAGTAAAAAGCGTAATGGATGTTCTTTCATTTGGGGCTGGACAATTACCAAATCTTTCTCCTTCATTTATTGGGCTTGGTGTTTTAATATCTTATTTTTCTGGTAATAATCCTTATGATTTTTATAGAGACAGACCAATTATTCCGGAAAAAGAATTTAAAGCGGGCTTTCATCGTTCATTTCCTATTCTTTTAGATTGGTTGGTAAAAAATCAAGGATTGGCAATAGTATTACCATCTTATAGTCCTAAAAATCCAACTGCTTTGGAAAAATTTTTATCTTTACCAGTAATTTCAAATATTATTGGAAGATGGATTAAAGTTTCGGATCAAGGATTAAGAGAAAAACTTTCAAAGAGTGAAAAATTAATAGAACAAAAAAAAGCAGAAAGGTATTTGGAAATTAGAGATAGGATTGATGATTATGTTAAAGAGTATCAAAAAAATCCAACGATTGAAAAAAGAAAAGAATTAGAAAGAAAATTATTAAAAGAATTTTTAGAAAAAGGTTCATCAAGTCAAGAAAAAACTAATCTTATTAAAAGGTTTAGAGTAGCAATTATTAAAGGAAAAGACAATCCATATTTAAATAGTTTAATTTATTCTCAAACAAATGATGAAAAAGTTGAAATATTAAAATCAGCAAATAAAGAGTTATCAAATGAAGAATTTAAAAGTATTTTAGAGACAGCAAGAAAAAACAAAATAATTGGTAGTGAGGTTATTAAAAAGTTAAGAAGACAATTAAAATGAAAATCAGTAGACAAACAATAGACGATGTTATTATGATTATTTATATAATCTTGTGGTTTTTAGCGTGGATTATGCCAAATTCAACAAGTTTTTGGTTGAAATAAAAATTTATGAAAAAAACAATTTTACCAAATATATAATTTACGACAAAGTATTTTTGTATGAAAATCAATTTACCAAAAATATACAGTCAAAATGATGAGCAGTGGAAAAACAAGACGCTTGGGACAAAAGGAACTATTGGTGCTTATGGTTGTCTTTTGACTAATATAGCAATGCTGTGTGTATATTTTGGAAAAAATGAGACACCGGACACTCTTAATGAAAAACTAAAAAAAAATGGAGGATATGTAAATGGTAATTTGTATGTTTGGGGAGCATTGACTAAAATTTATCCTGATATAACTTATCAAGGTCAAGTCTTAACTCCCAACCCTCTTACCAAAGCCCAGATGGATTTTATAAGAGCTAGGATAGATGAAGGTTATCCAGTAGTTTTACAGATAGATACGATCCCATCTACTTCTCAATTAGATGAGCACTGGATTTTAGCCGTTGATTATGATGGAGACGACTTTATTATCGTTGATCCGTGGGATGGAGCGGTAAAGAGAATAACCTCTTGGGGCGTTCAACCTCAAAAATTAATCTACGCTTATGCTTGGTATAAAGGAACCCCTGCTAAACCAACTGGCGATTATTATCTTGGAATTGATTTAAATAATAAAGAAAGTATAAAAGTGTGTGTAGATATTTGGCATAGAGTAGTTATTAAGAAAGAGTTTATTGAAAAAAATGAGGTTGAAAATAATTATGTTTTAAAATCAGAATATAAAAATTTAGAAAGCCAACTTTCTCAAAAAGATGAAACGATTAGAAATTTAAATTTACAAATTGATGAGTTAAACAAAAAAAATACAAAAATTAATGATGAAAACAGAGATCTTCAAACTCAATTAAAAAATTGTCAAAACAAACTAAATGAAACAACTGAAACTTTTAGCAATCAACAGAAAGAACTGCTTGAATTAATTAAAGAGTATAATCAACTTAAACTTGATTATGAGAACGCCAAAAAAGATTGGGGATTGAAAGAGATTAACTATCAAAAACAAATAAAAATTTTACAAACAAAATATGATGCGACTAAATTTAGTATTAAAAAGTTGTTAATTGATTATATTTTTGGAAAAAAATAGTATGATAAAAGAAAATAAATTACCACCATACTTTCAAGAATATTTAGATGAGCGTTTTAAACGCTTAGAAGATAATGTGAATGAAATAAAAAAACTGTTAAAAGGAAATGGTAATGAGGGATTGGTTGAAAAAGTTGAAAAACACGACAAATGGATTAATAGCTTTGAAGCAAGAATAGGAATAGTTGTTTCAATTTTAGGAAGTTTTTTTGCTTTAGTCTTTTCTCTTGTCAAAGATGTTATTGACGATATATTTAAAGTTAAATAGTTATGATAGTAGGAGTAAAAAAGAACAAAAAATTTGGCTTTTGGGTGGTTTATAAAAACCATAACAAAAAAGGTTTAGCTGATGTAAGAGAATACTTTACTAACAAAAATGACGCTGAAAAAAGGCTTTTGGAGTTAAAAGTTAAATAAAAAATATGAAAAAATCACCATTTTTAAGCCGTAAGTTTCTTTTTTCATTGCTATTAACCATTCTTTCTTTTGTTTTGGTTTTAATGGGGAAATTAACGCCAAAAGAATGGACAGATTTTGTAATGATTATTGTGGGTATTTATGCCACCTCAAACGTTGCGACAAAATTTGCTAAATAGGAGAATGTTTAAAAAAATAATATGGAAAGATTTAAACCAAAATTAGCAGAAAGAACAAGACAAAAAGAATTATGAAAGGATAATGAGAAAATATTATAAACAAAAAGCAATTTTTTTAATTGGTTTAAAATCCTCTTGACAAATTATTTATAATTTATTATAGTCATTTTATAAAAATTAAATTAAATTAAAATATGGTAA